TTCTTGTGTGATAACACTACTGATTAAATCAGCAGCAGTACCAAACATCTGTAAAAAACCATTAAGACTGTTAACATCAAAGTAGTAAACAGATAGTGCTATAGCAATAACCATTGCTAACTCTGGGCTAATAGCTTTAGCTATGTATAGAATAATTTCTTTAATTAAGTAGTATGCTACCATTTGAATGGCCATTTTTATTAACCATGCAGAAGTACTTTTTGATGTCCCCCAACTAACATATAAAAGGTAAATTGCAATAACAACTATTATTACTGCTAGTAACTTCATCCAGAAAGATATTTCGATTACTTCGTAGTGAGCTACATATATAGATGTATGTGCACTTGCTAAGAATAGACTAGACACATGTGTATTAGGTAAGTGTTTAACTAAATCATATGAGAAAGGTATCATCAAATCACCCTGATTAGCAATATTAAACTTAACCATCTTAAATACACCTGTAGCAGCATCTACAACACGTAGTAGGCCGATAGGTGCTTTAATGGTGTAAGCATTTAAACCGTTAGTTACACACTGATAGTATGTAAATTCTTGTGTAGCTGTTACATTTTCACCAATACGTAGAACTTTCAATAATGAACCAGAGTCATTTTTATAAGCTAAATCAGGTTTAAGCACAGTGTCAGAGCTAGTAGACCCGTCTGAGTCTAGTATCGTTGACGTATAAGATATGCGTACAGTTGGTTGCATTAAGTCACTAGCGTCAGCTACATAAGTAGACTCTTGCGCTAATGTTCCTGCTAAGAACTGTGCAACATCACTTGTATTATCACAGAGATAACCTACTGCGTATTTAGCTGTACCTGTAGAAACATAGTAAGTGCTTATAATATTATTACTGCTATCAAACTTAGTTGAATCTGTGTAATAAATACTGTTTATAACACTACCTGGAGTGGCATCTACGTCAGCTAACGTGTAGTGTGTAAATGTAATATACGCAAACCTAAATGCTGACTTGTACTCACTAGATGTAGTAACAATGGTGTTATAAGGCTTATCATCTGATGCTGGAGAAGCGTTGTATATGGCTTCTGTAACACCTTGATTACCATATAGTGATGAGCAGAATCTAAATAAGTAATTCATACCGATTTGTGATGTGTCCCAAACTCTTACTCCGAAACTCAAAAAGACATGGTCAACTTTATTTGTATAATCACTTATACCAGCATCTGCAACATCCTCCATAAGAGCAGTAATTGTGTCGTCAGCATCTATTCCTAACTTCTTAACAGTTGAACGTATCTGGTCAGCTTTAGTAGAACTAAATGCAACATCAAAGTTTTGATTATTTATTCGTAAAGGTACTGCTGGCAGTATCCCCATATTCTCAGATGATGGGTCACCAAAATCTAATGTAGGACTATCTAATACAGTATAAGTACCTGAACCTGACTTATATACAAAGTACTTATTCTCTAAAGGGTCACTGTCTTTAGCATATGTAACAATATAATGCAACCCTGTAGTTTTAGTTGGTACTTTATACGTTGGTACAATTGCAGTGCTAGGAGATATTTGAACTGTATGTTCCAAAGTACTAGGTTCATAGCTATCACTAGTAAGCTCATGTGACATAAACATAGTATCAGTGATATCAATAGTATGATGGGTTCCTACATACGTAGTTGAAACTGTTGTTGCAAACTTAGGGTTTGAAAAACTTAATGAGTAATCATCAGTAACTGAATTATATACAGTACCATTAATATCCACATTATAAGTTAAACCGTTGTACACAACGTTGTTCGAGTTTAAGGTGTAACCTTTGTTTTCTTGTAACCAGTATTTGACCCAAGGTACTACAAATAGTGTTCCTAAGAAAGCCTTACTAATAGTACAAGGTGTACCTTCTATTGTATTTAAAACTGCAACAACATCATCATAGTCCACAAACATAATGTTAGCTTCAATCTTGGGGAAATCCTCAAAATAGTTACCATCATCAATGTGTTTTACAAAACTTCTTATGTTCTTCTTACCACCAAATACTTGTGAGTATAAAACATTAGCTGGAATGTCTTCATTCTTAACGATTGCTTGTTCTATAGCATTTTTGATAGATGACCTATCAGGGTCTTCGAATAAAGGTTGATTTAATACATCAAACTGTTCAACCACTTGGTCGTCAAAACCTAGTAGCTTAGCAATGAAATCAACAATGGCCTCAATGACCGTTATGATTACATCTACTACAAGGGTGATTAGGCCAACTACTGCCTCTACAGCAACTTCAACGATGTCTACGATGACATCAATTACAGTATCAATTACATCAACAACAGCATCAACAACTGATTCGATTGCATCAACAATTGCATCAACGAACCCACCACCCATGTGTTATCTCCTGTGTATTTACATAAGGGTACTAACTTACGTAGGCTCTGCGTTTGTTATTTGGGTGTTTAGGTTACCTGTACCCGTTGCGTTAATAGCAGTAATGTTTGTAGCAGCTACTCCAGCTGTACTAACGTTAATACTCCATGCATCCATAAGTGTCTTAAGATACTTCTGGTCAGCATTCCACTTGAACCCTTTAGCTTGCTCACCATATAAATTGGATTGCTTACCTAAAATACTATCAGCATGTGGTGCTGTCTTAGTAGTCTGTTGCGTCTGTGCATATTCAGTAATTTCTTTCTGACCTAATACAGCGGATTCAGCATTAGTCTTTTCTTTACCTAATGTGAACGAAGCAGAGTTCTGTAAAGCACTCTGCATAGCTCCTAAGTACACAGTAGCGTAATCAGCACCCGTTATCCTACCTAAATGGAATTGTGCGTCTAAATGGATGTTTACGGCTTCCATTAGGTCATCAAAGATACCAGTACCTGTAACTACATAGTCTGCACTAGTGGTTAAGGCACTTCCTTGGGTTAAATCTGTATTAGCTACTGTCATAATATTATCCTACTGAACTTGTTGCTTTTTGTCTTACTGCAATCTTGTCAACTTCTTCCTGTGTTAAGTCATCTAGTACTTCAACATTGTATGCTTTAATCTTTTGAGGTTCCATAGTCTCTTGACCATTACGAACAACCTTTTTAAAGATTTGACATTCAGCTGCTTTAATATTTTCAAAAATGATGTTAGGAACGTGCCAACCTTCTTCATTATTAAATGGTACGTATTTTTTAACTACTTTACCGCCGTTAGCTACACTGTTACCAAAACTAAAAATCTCACCTGTTGACTCAAGTTTAAGTGGGTCATTAGGTCGTACGATAACTCTGATTAGCTTCATAGTGTTATCTTCACGTAGACCTTCTAATTCAACCCCATTGAATTTAAAGTCATCTAGTTGGTCTGCTGTAATTAATACAGCTGTTGGTATTTCTTGTGTTGCTTCTGTTACTGCTTCCATATTATCACCCTCCGTGATAGGTAAGTTATTTAAAGCTTCTTCAAGCTTTTCTCTTTTTGAATTAAAGTGCATCTTAATACCGTTTTCGGCCAGCTTATCGCTTATCTGTTTAGATGTCATATCTTGTATATTCATAATTAGTTCCTCCCGGGAATTCTATTAGTAAAGTAGCCCGCCCGCACTTCGTGCTAACGGGCTACAAAGGTTAAGCTCTAGTTAAGCAGCTTTAGTCCACATGATACCTAGACGTTCAGGGCGTAATGCCATGAAGCCGTAGTACCATTTGATTGAGTAGAAACCTTTCTCGCCGTAAGGGTCGTTAAGGTCTGCAATCTCTTTACCTGGCTTCTTGTGAGTAGTAGTGAACTTCACAGTCTTACCATCAGTTTGGAAACCAATAGTAGTAAATGAACCATCACCAACAACTAACATCGGGTAGATGTCAACACTAGCAGCACCACCTTTAGCAGAGTACAACATCTCAGGAACTACAACGATACGGAACTGGTCTACAGTACCGATTTCACCGTTAAGGATGTTAGCAGCATCAGCGTACTTCTCTACACCAGTAAAACCAGTACCAACTGCAGATGTGGTATCAATACCTTTCATCTTACGCACAAGAGGAATCAAGTCAGGGCCAATGTACATTACACGTCCACCATTAACGGTCTTAGTGTCTGTCATACGAGAACCTGAAATAATCTTAGTTTGCTTAGGACACTTAGCGTTATCCAAGGCAATAGATAATTGCATGAAGTCTTCATAATCAACAGTTGCAGCAACAGTTGCTTTAGTAGTAACAGCACCAGGGTACTTAACAGTACCTGAGGAAGTTGCAGTGTTAACTAGGTCAACTTGTAATGCAGCTTCAGTTAGCTCAGTTGCACCTTGAACCATCTCTTCAGTGATGTGTGACATCAATTCTGAGTCTGAATCAAAGTCTAGAGACTCTTGAGTGTACTCAGTAAAGAAGCCTTGCTTCACGATAGAACCAGTAATTTGCGTACGGGTCATACCAACACGGTTAACTCTACCACCATTCTCAGTCAATGCAGGAAGACGGTCAGCAATTACACCGATGTCTTTAGCAGAACCATAAAGGTTACCAGAGTTCTTAAGAGCAACAACTGCACCAGTAGCAGCTAAAGCGTTAGCTGAAGTTGCGTAGTAGCCCGCAGTAGTAGATGAAGCAGCAGTCCAACCAGTACCACCACTCGTTTGCGTACCATCAATCTTCCATGAAGAGTACTTATCCTTAAGTACAATTAAACCAGCAGCATCTAAGCCTTGGTCATTGTTATTCAAATCATCTAGTAAAGGCTGGTAAACGTCTTGTTTAATAGTCTTACCATGATGCTTAGGCATTGCACGTACATCAGCCAAAGGCATAAAGTACTGCTTGTCGCGTACTGCAATTAGCGCTTTTTTGTAATAGAAATCAGTACGTGCCTGTGCACCGATTGTTGAGTTGGAACCAGTTCCGTATGTTAAAGCCATGATATTCTCCTATAAAGCTTTATTAAATTTAACCACTAGCCGCCATTTTCATAAACTCATCATCGGTCATCTTTAGATAATCCGGAGTAGACGAAGTCTTCTTGCTAGCAGTTTTCTTTGTAGAGCCTGCTGCTTTCCGTTTCTGGTTAAGCTTTGCAGTATCTACTTCATTTGCTTTAGTCTGTGGTACAGATGCTTGAGGTTGTTGATTAACGTGTCCCTCATTGACTAAAGAGCCCTGATGTTGGAGGTATTCTGCCACTTGTCTGTAAGCTACTACGTCAGGTACATTAGCTAATCTACCTACCGCACGCTCAGAGTCAATTATTGACTGAACCTTATCATAGACACCATTATAAACGTGGTCATTGATAATTCCGATAATCTCAGGATTTTCAGATATTAACTTCTTACTTTCGTTATCCCATTCTTTAGATAAAACATTTAATGTCTTGTCAAAAGATGGCGAATCTTTAATACTGTCTAACGCCTGGTTTATCTTAAACTCCGTATCAGATACTCCATAGTCAGTAGGCTTATATTCTACTTCCTCGTCAGTATCTATATCTAACGGGTCAATGCCACTATCTTTAATAAGTTTAGCAATTGCTTGAGGGTTTTTCTTAGATAAGTCAA